CAGCAACCTTTACTGCACTGCCGCCGCCGATTGTTGCTTGTGTTAAATCTGCCATTACTTCTCTCCCTTAGCTTCTGCTAAACGTTGTGCAAGTTCAGCTTTAATTTGAGCTCTTAGGTCATCACCTTCTTTTACTTTTTTCATAGGATTGTCACCATCTGCTACTTTAGGATGTGTATCCTTAGGACGGTTCATTCCACCTGCTAATTTGTTTTGCATGTAGTCAATGTCTCTGTGATCTTCATCAGGCTCATTAGCATATGCTTCTTCTTTATCTTTTTTCTCTGCGTCGTGGTCGTCCATGTCGTGGTCGCCATCGTCGTCTTTGTCTAAACCTTTGATCATATCGTGATCTGCATCATGGTCATCTTTGTCCATGTCCATGTCCATATCACCACCTGGCTTATTATCGTTATCGCTATCAAAGTCTGGAATCAATTTGTTAATTGGCTTTGGCATAGCAATAGTCATGTCTGGCATGTCTGGTAAGTCTGGTTTTTCTGGTTGGTTAATCATATCTGGATTAACTTTTGTCATTAATTTTAATACGTCATCAATAGCATCGCCTTCTGCACTGATATTAACATTCATTCTTGCTTTGTCTTTTTGTTCAGGTGCTGTCATTGGAGCCTGTGGCATAGGAACTGGCATCTCTGTAACAGGGGCATCAGTTGTGTCAAGCTCACGCATTTTTTGCATAAGTTCATTAAAGTTCATTATTTACTCCCTACAGGGCTGTTAACACCCGCTTTGTCGATTTTAATCTTAGGAACGTCTGCAAGTACGTCTGCTTTTAATTTATCGTGTCCTAATTCCTTCTTACGTTCTTTAGAAGTTTTCTGTAAGTCTTTCAAAAATGATTTGTTAAAATCATCACCAAAGTAGTCTTTGTATTTGACTTTGCCTGCTTCTTTATATTCGTTGTCGTGTAATAGTGCGCCTTCTCTTTTGTCATCATTAATTTGATACTCTTCAGTTGGGCTGGCACTGTTTCTTACTTTACAACGATCTTCAACACACCCGCACTCTTCACAACAGCTCTTATGTACTTCTTGCGGAGTAATAGGATAGTTTGTAACAAGATTAAATGTAGTTACTTCCATGTTGTTTAGTTCTGGAAAATCCATAGGAACTTCCGTAACTGGTGTTTTTGACATCTCTTCGCAAGTTATTACTTCTCTAGAAGCCATACATGACTTTAGTCTATCGCAAAAGCCTTCAGGAACTTCACCTGCTACTTTTACGTTGAAGCTGTACACTTTTTTGCTTTCTGTCAAATATTCATTGAACGTTTTCATATTAGTATTTATTCCTTTCCGCCTAATTTCTTCATTAGTTCATTGCGATCTAGCATGATATAGCCTGATCCATCTACTAATTCGTTGGGATCTTCACCTGAATCTTGATCAAGTTTCAGCTTTCTCATCTGTAAATCTACGGCTTTTAACTTCTTATCAATTTTAGCAGATTTAGCATCTACTGCATTTTTAAGCATACTACCAGCCACTTCAAAAATACGTCCACTGTAACGTACTTCTACATTCATGCCCAAATCCATTAGATCATCGTATGCTTTCTCAGCCTTATCAGCTAAGTGATCTAGATCCGTTTCACCTAGTGTATCCAATTCTCTTACTGCTGGTAATTCTTTAGTAATGTTTTGGATTGCTTGATAACTTTGATCTACGCTTTTTATTTCAGCTTCCATTTCTTCAGCCTTTATTACAGAAGCTTCAACCTCTTTAGGTTCTTCTTTTGATTCTTCCATATTAAAAAGTTCTTCTAATTTCTTTGTCATACTTTTACTTATCTTCGTTTCGGTCCAGTGTGAAAAATATCTTCTTCAGTTACTACCCTAAAACGTAGTCCTTTCTGTTTACACCATGCTGTAGCTGCTTCCCATTTTGCCATATTGAGTAAGTATTGCTCTTGATTGTATCTACTTTTACCAACACTTTCTCTAAATGACTGATTTTTAGGTTTAACTTCTATTACTTCTGCATGTTGCTTACCTTTTTTATCTGCATAAACAATAAAGAAGTCAGGTACGTAAATTGTGTGCTTACCTGTTAATGGGCTTCTGTAAGGTATTTGTATACTTTCACTTGCCCACTTTGCAACACCCTGATGTTCATCTAACATCTTCATAAAAACAGTTTCCCAACTTGAACGGGCCATTGGTGTTTTAGTACCAACATACTTGCTGGGATTTTTCATTTCAAATCTGCCTTGAGCAAATTTAGGCATATTAAGCACTCACGTTACGTTGTTTTGAGACATCTTCTACCGGTGTACGGTATCCTAGTGTTGAGGTTGCTGGTCTGTTATTATTTAGAACTTCGGCAACCAATGCACTAATTTCTAATTGTTCTAAGCCAGTAATATCATCTAAAACTTTTGTTATAGGCATGTTTTCTAACTTTGCTTGTTTTAATAATGATGTTGCAACAACTTCTGCTGCACTATTATCAAACCCTTTATCTAAAAAAAACATAATTGCTGCGTCATAGTCAACAGCATTATATTGTAAAGGTGATTTGCCGTATTGGTCAAAGTAAAGTCTAGTACGTGCTGCACTATCTTGTATTTCTTTTGCTGGTAAATTAGTAGGCATGTTATGTTCCTATATCCTGTCTTCCTACGCCGGTGCCGCCACGTGTTACTTTTTTCGTTGCAGTAGTAGTTCCGTTGGCTGCATCATTCTTCGGAAAGAATATTCCTGCTGCACCTGATATTGTATTTGAAATTTGTTGTATGCCACCTGGGCTTGTTAAAATATTAACGCCCTCGTTAATAATAGAATCTTTACTTAACCCTCTAATATTTTTATATGTGTTAACTGCGGCAATTGCTGTACCTAAAAATGATTTAGGACTTTCAAACGCACTTCCGTTACCAACAGCACCAAAGATAGATTCAAGTCCATCAAGTACACCACCTTCTCCTAGTAGTAATCCTGTTCCTCCGCCTGCAACTCCTAATGGAGATGAAACTGTATCATAATGTAGTGTTGCAAAGCCTTTAGGTGAACCTTGACTTATTGTTCCTGCTGTATACTGGACTGCTTCGTACTGTAATGTCATAGAACTTTCAGCAGTTTCAGACCCTGCTGCGTAGTCCATACCGCCTGCTGTCCACTGTTGAATCTTTGGATTAACTAGTGTGTATCCAACAAAGCGTCTACGTCCCATTGTATAGATAGTAACAGATTTAAAAAAGTCCGCAGTTGAGCCGTTATCAAAACCAAATGCATAGTTGTTAGTATCTTTGTTTCTATATTGATCTCTATCAAATGCTGCTGTAGGATTATTCCTATCGGCAACATAATAACCATAGTACAACGCCCACAGAGCACTTATAACACCTTGGTTATCATCATGCATAGTAAACTGTACAGGATCGTATTGAATTCTTTTGTAAACGTTATGCTTTTTATTATACTGGTTTAGTGTATCCATTTGGAAACTAAACTTGGGCAAGTCTACACCTTTAACTAGTAGTCCTGTTTCTTCAGCGTGTTTGGACTTAAAGTTAGCAGCCTTAACAGCAATTGGATCCATTTCAAACCTAACATAATAATTAAATTTAGTCTTAGGTGCAAGACGCATTGTATTATCAATGAACAGTCTTGTGGCATGGGTATAGTTACCCATAATACCTTTAGGTTGAGTAAGTCCAGTTGCAAAATCGCTGAGAAATCTTGTGAATTTGTTTGCCATACTATTATTTAGCCATAAAAAAAGCCCGGAAAATAATCCGAGCTTCTTCTATTTTATTTAAAAAATTATTAGCCTTGTGCGCCTGAAGAACCTGTAGTAGATTCACCAATTGTTCTTCCAACGTTTGCGCCAATTCCAACGCCAACGCCTTGCTCACCTGCGCCCCACTGTACCATGTTATCAAAACGTATAGTAAGTGCAACTTGCATAGCTTCGTTAGTAGCGTAGTTAGCGTCACCGTAGTCTACGTTAGTTAGGAAACAACCATACATGTTTGCTGTTTCTAATACGCTTACTCCGTTTTCACTAGTACCGTTACCACCGTCTAGTACTTCAATTTTAGTTGAGAATTTGTAGTCAATACCTGATCTAGCAGATGCTTGTTCAACAAAGTCGAACTGCTTCTGGACCTGTTGGCCGACTAGCTTCTGTACAAAGCCACTAGCATCATCACGTAAGTTTAATGTTAGTGTTTCAAAAGTATACTTACCTGCTAAGAATACCTTTGAGTTGTACACGTCTAACTGCATTTCTTCAAAACCTACTTTTGGTCTTGAAACATCTACAACTTGTTTAGTAAGTTCTGTTGCAGCACTAACTCCGAATCCTAAAAGTGTCACCCTAAAGCGATATTTTAGTTTAGGCATCAAGAGCACTTGGTTGCCTGCGTCTGTTGGTACTCCAAAGTTGTTAAGTGATGTAATAGGCATTATATTTCTCCTGTGTTCTTGACACGCAATGGAATGTAAATAAACTCAATCGCCTTAATCGGTTCGATCGCAATGTCAACATAAAGTTCATTTCTGTCAACCCTTGCTGGCGTGTTGTTAGTTTCATCACACACAACTGCAAAGTCGTATAAAGCTCTTAAGCCTACAAGCTCGAGTAATAATGACTCAACTGCTTGTTTAACTTCGTCCCTTGTGATCTTATCATTTGGCTCAAAGATATAAGGTCTTGCAAGTTTGTTAAGTTGTGATCTTAAATACACAACTAAACGTGCTACGTTAATTCTATCTAAAGCACTTGCATTTCTTGCTCTAGTTTTTTGTCCGTAGTTTACAAGTCCTACACCGTTAAAGAATGTAATTGGATTAATTTTCAATCCATACAGTGTATCTCTTTGTCCTTCGTTCAGTGCAACTGTTTGGAATTCACCTGTTGCTGCATCAATATAACCTACTGATGTAGCGTTGCTAATTCCACCACGTCTTGTTCCTGCTGGAGCAAACCATGGAAACGATACTTGGTCGCTTAGTGCTATAGTTCTCATCATCATGTGTGATGCTGGAACAACAGCGTTTGCGCCACCTAAGTCAGTTGTAAATCCATTTGGATAAAACGCACCTAAGTATTCATCGTATGTTACAAGTCCGTTATCGTTGTTGTCAACTACCAATGCACTGTTTGAACCATATGCTAACAATGAAGTTGCATCACTTGCTAATCTTAAAGGTGTATCACCAATAACAAATGCTGTTAAGCCTCTGTCAATGTTTAAGTTAACAAGGTTGCTCATTGTTTCTGTGTATCCAGGACATGAAATTAAGTTAAAGTTTCTTGTTTCTTCATCTCTAATTTCTGAACTTGTGTCAATTGCTGATTTAAGTGCCTGTGTTACTACCATACGCTGTGCATGTCTACCAAATGATCCGCTACCATCTTCTTGGTTGCCTGATTGTGTAGACCATCTGTCTGTAGCATAACTTGTCATCGCTTCGTCTCCAAAGCGTGTGTTATCAGCTGTTAAATCAATATAGTTGTTGTTGTACTTTTTAACGTTACCGCCACTTCTACGTAAGTTCCATAGCAACATACCTTTTGGATATAGTGCAGGATCTGGAGCATCTGGATCTAAGTAGTCGTTAGTTAGTAAGTCTTTAATAGTTGCTGCTGTATTACCAGTAGCACCTGATAGACCATAACGTGCATCTGCAAATAATACACCGTCTTCTGAAGTTTGA